GCATTCACAGCAACATTACCAGGATCAGCAAGTATCGGAGACGAAATTAATTTTATAGATTATGCAGGAACTTTTGATAGTGAAAATTTAACAATAGGAAGGAACTCACATAAAATTCAAGGTGCAGCTGCTGATTTAACAATAGCTGTAGAACGTGCTGGTTTTGCATTGGTTTATGTTGACTCAACACAAGGCTGGCTATTGAAGGATAAATAATCATGGCTGATTATAAAGGTATACAGGGTTTTTCAGTTCAAACTTTAACATCCGATCCCTCGGATAGTTCTGCTGTTGGACAGCTTTGGTATAATTCTACATCAGGAAATTTTAAAGTAGGCGTTGCAGGCTCAGGAACATGGGCTGCAGGTGGAAATTTAAATTCAGCAAGATCAGGTTTGGGTGGTAGTGGAACACAAACCGCTGCTCTAGCTTTTGGCGGTGCAGCTCCTGGTGATCCATCGGGCGCTATGGACGAAGTAGAATCTTATAATGGAACAGCATGGACAGAAACAACTGATTTAGGTAGTCGAAGATATACAGGAGGTAGTATTGGACAAACTCAAAGCGATGCGGCATATGTCGGAGGATATAGTGCCCCTCCTCCTCCTCTTCAATCAGGAAAAACAGAAAAATGGAATGGTTCTGCTTGGACAGAATCAGGAGATTTACAATCTGGACGACAAGGGTTTTTTGGTGGAGCAGGAACAACAACAGCAGGATTAGTAGCTGGTTCTGGGCCAGCTGATGGAGCAACAGAAACTTTTGATGGAACGTCTTGGACGGAAGTTAATAATTTAGTTACTGCAAGACAATATGCTCCAGTGACGGGCGCAACACAAGATGATGCTATGTGCGTCGGTGGATATGGTATTCCCTCATCTTCACCTTATTCAAATGGACCAGGTTCAAGAGTAGGTATAACAGAAATTTGGGATGGAACATCGTGGACTCACGTTAGCGGAACTCTTAATTTAGGAAGAATTTCAGCAGGTCTAGCAGGAACAACAACAGCCGCTGTAATTGCTGGAGGTTCAACTGGAGATCCTGCACCGCCGAGTACTACTACTGCTACAGCAGAAACATGGGATGGTACGTCTTGGACGTCAGTGGCGGCTATGGCCGATGCTGTTGAAGAATTCGGGGCGAGTAGTACCAGCTCTACTGCAGCTGTAATGTTTGGAGGCGCACCGGGTGGAACTGTGTCTGCTTCAGAAGAATGGACGTCACCGCTTTTTGAAGTTAAAACAGTGACAACAAGTTAAAAATGAATTATAAGAAAATAAAAGGAGGAAACGATGGCAAATAACACATATTGTGTAGCAACTAACTGGGGGAAAGATTTTTTTACGCACTCAGATCGTAATAATTTCTATCTATCTGGTCATGCTGGCGATGTTTGGGTTGTGGGAAACAATGCTCATGGTGTATCTTGGATTAACAGAGTAAGTGGAACTGCTAAAACAAAAGCAGAAGCACAAGCTATTGTTGATGGTAAGGTAGAAGAACATCAAGCACATTGGGATGCTCAAAATGCAGATTATCAAGCCCAATACTCTAGACCCGAAAAATATACATTATCATAGGAAATAATAATGGCAACTTACAAGGGTATAAAAGGAATTAAAGTTCAAAGCCTAGCTTCTGATCCTACAGCTTCTGAAGCTGCAGGACAAGTTTGGTATAATACATCCTCTAAGGCACTTAAATATGCTGTTGCAGGCGCCGGAGCTTGGGCTTCAGGTGGTAATATGACTACTGCTCGTCATTATGTAAATGCAGCTAGAAATGCTCCTCAGAGTGCTTCACTGGTTTTTGCAGGATATAATTCTGGAGCACGAGATGAGACTGAAAAATACAATGGAACGGCATGGACAGAAGTCAATGATTTAAATACTGCTCGAGCTGGACCAGGAGGATCAGGAACACAAACGGCAGCTTTATGTATGTCAGGAACTCCTTATAGTCCAGATAGTAATGCCCGAACTTCTAATGTAGAAGAATATAATGGTACTTCATGGTCAGAAGAAAATAATGTTGTTACTGCAAGCGCGTGGATGGGTTCATTAGGAACGAATACTGCGGCCATGATGATAGCTGGAGACAGTGGTGGCGGTACAGCTACTACTATGTCTCAAACATGGAATGGAACGAGCTGGACCGAGGGAAATAATCTAGTAAGTGGAGCAGTGGCTGGAAATTCCTCAACCGGGTCTACTACAGCGGGTCTTAATGCAGGAGCAGAATCTGCTCCCTATAGAGCTTGTCAAACTTACAATGGAACTTCTTGGACTGAAGTAAACGATACAAATTTAAATCATAGTTATGCAACGATGTTTGGAACTCAAGCTTCAGCTATCTTGGCAGCAGAGTACCCGGCTGGAACTGTCGTGGAAGAATGGGATGGAACGAGTTGGGCGGCAGTAGCCGCTCTTGCGACAGGTCGATATGGACTGGCAGGAACTGGAAGTTCTAATGCAGGAGTTGTAATGGGAGGAGGACCCTCTCCATCAAACGTAACAGAAGAATGGACATCTCCAGTTTATTCAATTAAAACGGTGACGGTGAGCTAATGGCAGAATACAAAGGTATAAAAGGTTTTACAATACAATCACTAGCAAGTGATCCTACTAATCTTGTTGCAGGACAGATTTGGTATAATACGGCTACTACAGTGATCAAAGGATATGTTGCTGGTGCTGGAGCTTGGTCTTCAGGTGGAAATACTAATAATAAAAATCAAGGAACTGGATGTTTGGGAATACAAACCGCAGCTATGTATGGTGGAGGAAAGACCGGTTCTCCAACCGTTACTACGAGTGTGGATACTTCTGAAACTTATAATGGTACAGCTTGGACTGAAACAAATGATTTAACTACGGCTGTGTATGCCAATGGAGCTTTTGGAAGCGTTACAGCTGGTGCTAGTTTTGGAGGAAGAAATGCAGCTAATACCCTTCAAGATAGAACCGAAGAATATAATGGGACTTGTTGGTCCACAGTACCTGGGACTTTAAATACGGCAAGGGCCGTTATCTCTGGATGTGGAACTCAAACTGCTGGTCTTTTTTGCGGAGGGGGACCTTCTCCGCCAACTGGAAAAAATATGTATGCTGAATCTTATAATGGAACAACATGGACCGAAGAGGCAGATTTAAATGTGGGAAGAATGGGTATCCAAAATGCAGGAACTACAACTGCAGCTTTAGCTATCGCTGGAGTTCCTCCAGACACTGGATCTGATTATACCGAATTATGGAATGGTACATCTTGGACTGAAGTAAATGATTTAACTACTCCACGGGCTGAAATGGCTGGTTGTGGAATAACTACTGCTGCAATGATCGCAGGGGGACAATCAGGACCTGGTGAGCCTAGAGTTGCAAATGTAGAACAATATAATGGAACTTCTTGGACTGAAGTTGCTGATATAGCTACGGCCAGAAAAGCTTATCCTGGAGGCGCTACTAGTTCACCAAGCGGAGCTTTTTGTATATGGGGTGGAGCAGATACTCCCACTTCTAATGCTGGAACGACAGCCACCGAAGAGTGGAATGATCCCGTTTTGTCTACGGTTACTTTTACCGCCTCGTAGACCTTGCGTTTAATTTAAAAATAAGTATATTAGAGAAAGAATGAATAAAGGAAAACGTAATATCCAACAGCACGCAGATAAAGAGGTAAAGCATATGTTAGCTTTACTTGATAAGTCTGACGTTAGTGCTTTTAAAAAGATGGTGCCTGAACTTCAGGATACCTGGGTAAAAAAACAAATGTTTAGAACCGAAACGGAAATGCGTTTCTCGGTTTTATCCGATAATAAATATGGAAATAATGCTGCAAAGTATTGGCAATCGGTCCGAGAACAAAATACTCACTTTGAAAACTTAATGAATCTATCTTTTGATTATCGTATTAATGATGTAGAAATTAAGAAAAAAGAAAGAGAGATTAAAAAAGAAAAAGATCCTTTAGAAAAGGAAATGAAACAAATAGAATTAGAACAAAAGCTCTATAGTCGAGCTAATATGGAACTCCAGGCTAAGGCTAGAATGAGAGAAATTTCAACATGGTCTAAATTAAAAAAAGAATTTGATGATGGAAAATTTGATAAACACAATGTAAATACCCATCAAGCTGAATCATACATGCATCAACTAGAACAGAAAAAATTAACGTTGACACCAGGTTCTTCACAACCTGAAGTATTCAATGTGCTGGGTCAACTGGAAACTTTAAAACGTGTAAGAAAGTCAGGAGAATTAAAATATGATGGTGCCAATAGAAAAAGTATTTCTAAGAAACAAACAACTAAGTAAAGATCCGAAGAGCCACAAAGAAAGTCCTTTTTATCAAAGGGTAAGAGATTCAATAAAGAAAAAAGGAATGGTTAATCCTTTATTGTGCATTGAGACTGAAGAATGTGAAGGTCAAAAGTATATGTGTTGTATTGGAAACAATCGATATCTTGCTGCTCTGGAACTAGGGATTAAAGAAGTTCCTATTAAAATTGTCATGAGTGAAATTCCAACAGATTTAATGGCAGCTACTAAAGACTATACTCCTACAGAAGTTGAAGGGTATCCTCCACGTGCCCGAGAATATGAAAGAATAAAAAATGAAAATCAATAAAGAAATTATATCCAAAATACCTAGAGATTATGTTTTTATAACCGGCACCTTTGATATTGATGCTCCCTATTTTAAAAAACGAATAGAAGAAGGGGTTAAAGTTTCATCCCTTAATTATAAAACTAATGTTCAAGGTCAACAGACAGATTGGAAATTTTTTAATAAAGATGAAAAGTTAGCTCTTTTTTTATTACAAATCATAGATTATATAGATAATTTAAATCTACCCCTCCAGGCCTTTTATCTTCACGACTGCTGGGGGCTTATCGAAAGATTTGGAGACTATACTAAAAAACATAAGCATGGGGGTTCTCTTTTTTCAGGTGTTCTTTATTTAAATAATCATTCTCAAAAATTATATTTTCCCGAAATCAAGGAAGAAGTAACTCCTACCGCAGGAGGCTTTGTTATTTTTACTTCCTTTTTAACTCATCACACCCATAGAAATATTACCCATAAAGAAAAGTATGCTATTTCTTTTAACTTCAATGAGGATTTTGTATGATGCCACCGATAGAATATATCGAGGATCCAACTTTAAAAGCCGAGTTTACATTTCTTGGACAGTCTATTTTAAAATATAGAGTGCCTTTGGATATTTTTGTTGCGCTTAATGAATTGTACGAAACTAAAAAGAAACATTTACCGAATGCTAACAAACAACTTGCTGGAAAGATTCCTGATGAAGTTTCTTTATTCTATGCAGGTCCTAGTAATGATAGAATGCATACTCATAATTATATTTCTCAAGAAATATTTAAATGGTTCTATTCTATTTTTGATCACTATTTAAGCTGGAATAAAATTAAAGAGTATAAAATGGAAATTAACTCGGTCTGGGTTAATGAAATGAAAGCAGGTGATTATAATCCTATCCATATTCATCAAGGAAAATTATATACAGGACTCTCTTCAGTGATGATTCTTAAACTTCCTAAAGACATGGGCCCTGAAATTGCAAGACCCGATGAACCCACTAATGGAAGACTTCAAATTATGGGGAGTTCGGCTGGGCAATTTGCAAAAACAGATTTTTCTCCACCGATGCTTCTAGGAGATCTTTATATTTTTCCTTATGATATGAGACATTGTGTTTATCCTTTCACTAATAAAAAAGCAAAACGAAGAACATTAGTTTGTAATTGTGATGTAAGCTATAACCCTGTGACGTCAAGGACAGCACAATGATCTCTGAACCTAAATGGAAATCGCTTTTAGCTAATACTGTAGGACCTTTGTTTACGCCGCAGCAATGTCAGGACATTATTAACATGGGTCATCAACAACCACCTGAAAAAGCAAGGGTGGGATCTACTGATAAAAAAAGTAAATATGATACTAAAATGAGGACCACCACCATCAGCTGGATCCCTTTTAAAGCAATGCCGGAAATGTATAAAACTATTGAACGCAGTATGCTTCAAGCGAATGGAAATCATTTTGGTTATGAGGGCATGATTATTACCGAGCCTGCACAATTTACCGAATATCCTAAAGGAGGGTTTTATGACTGGCACATGGATGCTGAAGTGAATTGTAGGTTTGAACCTCCGATAAGAAAAATATCAATGAGTATTTTACTTTCTGACCCTTCTGAATTTACAGGGGGCGATCTAGAATTTATGACCGAGGGTAATAAACCTCCTCAACTGATGCAAGGTCAAGCCATTTTCTTTTGTAGTCTTATTCGTCATCGGGTGGCTAAAGTAAAGAAAGGTGTAAGACGATCTTTAGTAATGTGGTTCGGAGGACCTCCCTTCAAATGATACGTGAACTTTTATTTCCTACTCCCGTTTATACGAAAATGGTTAAGGATCCTAAAAAATTAAATAAGTATTTATTTCCCCTCATTAAAGCCTGGAGTAAAACCGATAAAGGGGAAGAGAAAACCAATTCGGGCGGTGGCTGGCACAGTCCTACTAACATGAATTTTAAAAAAGAATACAAACCTTTGACCGATGAGCTCTTTATAATGCAAGAAGAAATTTATAAGGATTATGGGATGGCAGCTAAGGCAGCCTTAGGGAATATGTGGGCCAACATTAACAATCCTGGAGCCTATAACAAACAGCATATTCATCCTAACTCTCAATGGTCGGGTGTTTATTATGTGAAGGTTCCCAAAAATTCAGGACGATTGTTTGTTGAAGATCCCAGACCAGGACCTAATATGGTAATGCCTCGACGTCTAGACGGACTACCCAAAGGTTTATGGCGCGTGGTCGCCTATCCTGCAATCGAAGGACAGATAATTATGTTTCCGGCATGGCTACCTCATGGAGTGGAAATTAATAAATCTAAAGAAAAAGGGGAAAAGGGATCGCGTGTATCTGTTTCTTTTAATTTTATTCAACTCACGGACGATGGAAAAATAATATGAGTTTTAAAACAAAAAAATATCACGTCATCCGAAACGCATTAGATAAAAAAATGGCTAATTTTATTTTTAATTATATGATGTTACAGCGGGATGCTGTACATGAAATGCTTAAAGACAATAGAACAAGTGTGCAAAATCCTTTTATTGGTAAATTAGGTGATACTCAAATACCCGGAACCTATTCTAGCTATGGCGATTGGGTTATGGAAACTTTACTCATGTACATGATTCCTATTATGAAAGCTAAAACAGGATTAGATTTGATTCCAACCTATTCTTACACACGGCTTTATAAAAAGGGAGATAAATTACATCGACATAAAGATCGCCCGAGCTGTGAAGTTTCTACCACGTTACATTTAGGGGGAAACGAATGGCCTATTTTTATAGATCCCACAGGAGAAGATAATATTTTATCGGGCAGAGAAACCACAACTGTTGTGAAGCCTGGAGCCCCTAAAGGAATTCAAGTTGATTTAAAAATAGGAGACATGCTAATCTATGCGGGATGTGAACTCGAGCATTGGCGAGAACCTTTTCAAGGCAATATCTGCTCACAAGTTTTCTTACATTATAATCATACCAATGGTCCTTTTGCTAAGACTAATATCTTTGATAAAAGAAAAATGCTGGGCCTTCCTCCTAACTAATGGCTCTGATTCGTGTAACCTTAGGCGGTAAACGTCTGGGGTATGTCAGAAATAATAAAGCAGGATCCACGACCATCATTAATTATCTAGGTCAACTTCTTTGGAATGAAAAACCTACGACTTATAGTGGGACCAACATTAAAAATTATTGCGGTGACGATTCCTATATTGGACGTGAGAAAGGTTTTGAATCCTATCATAAAGAACTTAAAGAATGTGAAATAAGAATTGCTGTTTATCGGGATCCCATTGATAAAATTATTAGTGGTTTTTATTATTGCCAAGAATTTAAACCTTATCTTAATAACTTAGATGGATTTTTGGATAACTATAATGAATACTTAAAAAAAGATAATTATGTTCGAATTCATTGTCGAACCAATACAGCTATGTTGGGTCCTGATCCTAGTATCTATACCCATGTGTGGGATATGGAAGAGATTGATACGAAGCTTCTTCCGTTCCTGGAACAATTAGGAGGAGGAAAGATACAGAAAACAAGGCTCAGAGAACACGAACCACGGATCATTACTAAAGAACAAGAAGCAAAAGCTAGAGAAGTTATGGCTGTTGACTATCAAAACGGCTGGTGTAAGGAGTTGATCTCCACAAAAATATAGTATATTCATATCCTAAACGGAATTTTGTATGCTACAAAAGATAGGATTTTTACCCGGATTTAATAAACAAGTCACACCAACCACAGCTGAAGGCCAGTGGATTGCGGGTGACAACGTTCGCTTTAGGTATTCTACACCTGAAAAAATTGGAGGGTGGGCTCAATTAGGAGAGGATTATCTGACAGGAGCCGCTCGATCTCTCCACCATTTCGTGGATAGTTCAGCCATTAAGTACGCAGCTATTGGAACCAATCGAATTTTATATGTTTATACAGGGGGTATCTTCTATGATATTCACCCTATTAAAAGCACTAATACTTTATCTAATGCTTTTACTACTACGAATGGATCAAAGTCAGTTAAAATTACTTTAAGTTCTACGGTCGGATACAACGCCGGAGATATTATTCTTTTAGATAATTTCTCTAGTATCACAGACTCTAATTATGTAGCCGCTGATTTTAATGATAAGAAATTTATGATCACAAGTATTGTAAGTTCAACTCAAATTGAAATTACAATGGTTGCTGCGGAAGGTGGTTCAGGAGCCACGACTTCTGGAGGTATTAGACTTCAACATTATTATCCTGTAGGACCTGCACAACAACTTGGAGGTTTGGGTTGGGGCATTGGTCAATATAGTGGAACGGTTTCAGGAGAAACCACAACAACTTTAAATGGAGCTTTAGGAGATAATGCATATGGAACTGGAGGATCAGGAACTTCCATTACCTTAGCAGACGCTTCTGCTTTTCCTGATTCAGGA